TAAGAAATCTTACCAATATCATTATCACCAGAATCACCAAAGAAAATATTACCCGCTCCAGATGTTCCAGAAAAAATAGTCAAACCCGTAGTCGAACTATTCTCAAGGACTAACTCGTCACCGTCCCCTGAAGCACTTACCGATCCCGCCGAAGCCGAGTGAATATGTAATTCTCCGTCTGGAGAAGTAATGCCCGAACCAACAACAACTCCACCAAATACATAATCAGTAGTTTGGTTCATGTCTGATGTTGTTATGGTATGGTTATATATATTGAGATATTCTGCGTTTAAATCCGACGCAGTTAACGTCTCACCTGTTGCCCAACTTTTTACTGGACTAAGATTCATTCAGCTTTCCTTTGTCTACGGTCTTATGAGTTTTGCGTGGGCCGTATACCACGGTTATTTATCGTCTTTGCTCTTCTGCTTTTCTTGAGGCAAGTTGTTGTGAAGCTCTACCCAAAACTCTTAAAGATTGTTGACCTCTCCCTGTTGCATCTTGAAAAGAAGGTTCAGTAAAATATCTTTGAGTCCTTGATCCTGGAGTAACTGCACCTCCAAAAGTTAAGAAGTTAGCCAATTTACCGAGTATAGCTCTTGGAGGGTTGCTAAAGATCTCATTCCAAAAACCCAAAGCTTCATTGGCTTGTGCTGTTCCACTAAAGTTAGCAGCAACTTGTCCTCTTTTTTGAATGTTTGAAAGTAAGTCTGTAAAGTTATATATCTGTTCTGTAAATTGTTCACTAAACAATTCATTTAATTTATTAACGCCAATAGAATCTAACTTGTTCCGCAATTTAAAACCACTAATAATAGGCGTTCCGCTTTTTGTCCCTGCTTCAAAAGAAGCGTCACGGATTTCTTCTAATGCTTCTGACTGTAACGCTTGAATAGCATTTAACCCATACTGTTGTGCGACTTGCCCTTGTGGAGTGCCTTGTGCTCCTATGACCTGTTTTAAGCCTTGAAGTTGTTTTGCTGTAGTATTATTTCCTAATATTTTTCTTACTAATCCTTCTCCCTTTTCTTCGTCTTTTAACCAACGAGAAGCAGCCGTTTTATCTAAAAGTTTATCTTCTTCAGCTAACTTAGTAGCTCTTTTTGCTGACTCAGAAACTGAACTTGGCAAAGAACCTTCTTTAAAAAGAATATCAAGGTCTTCATTTATAGCACCGTATATTCTTTTTATAAATGGAGTAAGACCCATTTTCTCATATGAACTGTCTGCGGTTAATTGACCAACTGTCTTTCTCCACCCATCAAGCTCTTCAAATGTTTCTAATTGTTTTATGTCGTTAGATAAATCGTTTACTAAATTTAATATTTTTTTACCAATACGAATATCTTTAGGTTTTCCAATCTTTGGATCAACTTTATTAAAAGCAGAAACCCCTGTCCGATCTGCCATTTCGCCTATAGCAAGTTGAGTCTGATTAGTTGTTATTGGAGTATCAAAAGGAATTAAATTTCTATATTCTGTGTAAGCATCTTCTATGGTTTTTGAACGTGCTTTTTTAGCTAATTCAGCAGACCTAAATATTTGTTCCGAAGCATCGTCTGCTCCAACTGCACCTTGAAATGGAGCACCTATTTTTTCAATAGCTTCTTCAGACGCTTGCTCTATTGGATCTCCATAATTCCTTTTAAATTTATCAGAAGTTAAAACACCTTCCGCACCTCTACGTTCAAAAGATGCAGCCGTTGGAGATTCACTTAAAGAGGATAAAGGTATAGGCATTTCAATACCAGTAGCTTCTTTTAGTTTTCTTGCCTTATCAGTAATATTTTTTTTAAGGTCTGGAGTCGTTCCTTTACCACGGAGCATAGTATTTAACCCCTTTAACCCCTTGATCCCCAGTTCAGTTGCACCTCCAGAAACTGCTCCTATTGCAGCTTCCGTTAACAAATCTTCAGTATTAACACCCTCTTGTGATCCTAAAAGGTTCCCTATTCCTTGTTCAACTCCCGCCCCTAAAACTCCACCCGCAGTAGCCCCTGCAGCTAAACCTACTGGCCCTGTAAAGGGAGTAGTTGCTAATCCTGGAATACTCATCGCTATTGAACCTAATGTTCTTGGAGCACGACCAACCATATCTGCAATGTCACCCGAATCAAAACCTTCAGGATCAACAGGTCTGTTGTAACCTTCAACGCCTGTTCTTCTTTCGACTTCTCCTGTAGCGGGATTTACTTCTGCATCAACGCCAAAGTTTTTGTATATATTAGCTTCACCCTCTGGAGTCGTTGCAAAACCTGCAGCCATACGAGCAAAGAATCCTGGATCTTCGTCTTCAATTTCTACTTTTAATTTATCCCAAATAGACTTTAAATATATTGTTTGTTCTTTAGAATATTTACTACGAAAATCATCAGCAGTAATTTGTTTATTTGTAACCGCTTCTAAGTCTTTGTAAAATTGAAAGGCTTGTTGTTTTTCGTCCATTATTAATTTTCATATCCCTGCAAAATTGAATTATACGCTGAGTCACTAACAGCATCTCTATATCTATCTGTAAGTGCTCTTGACACACCTATTTGATTTTCATCTTTTTCAGTTAAATCTATTACTTTTACTCCGTAACTATCTATGGTTGGCATATTAAATTTATTTATAACAAAATTAATACCATCTAAATCTGCTCCAGGCTTCGTTAACGCTTTGGCTGCTTTTCTTATAGATGGAAGACCTGTATCTTCATCGTTGACAGCGTCAACAACTCCTTGATACAAGGATTGTCCCATGCTCATAAATCGCTTACGAACTTCTGGTAGCATCCTTCCACCTTCACCCCAGATTCTTTCGCCTGACGCTAACAACTTAAGGCTTTCTAATTTAGTGATAGCTTTTTCTTCAGTGTTTACATCTTCAGCACGAACAGAAACGCCAGGATCTTTTAGTCTTGCAAGACCAATAATCATAGCAATGTCACCTTGACCTGTTCCTTCAAGATAACCTCTTGCTATAGAAAGATAGGCAAACCGCAACCCTCCAGAATATTTAAACAACTGATCTTTATCAAGCAGTGGCTTTATGTCTGAACGTAAAACGTCTTTTGTGTCTGCATCTAATATTTCTGCCCATCCGCTTTGTGCAGATTTAAAATTATTTTGTAATCCTTCAATTTCTGTTGGAGTTAATTTTTTTAAAGATTGTTCGATTGAGGAGTCTGCTGAAAATTCTTCCCACGTACCTTCTCCCAAAGTTTCATAAATATAATTTGGCATCCCCTCTTTTAAAGAGTTATACAAAAGCTCTCTCGACGCAAGATCCAGTTGAGCTTGTTGTATCGCAGTTAATTTTTTTGGATCTTTACTGGCTAACATGTTTTTATATTCTGTGTCTGCTCTTGTGTTTTCAAGATCTGCTAATTCTTTTTGTTCTTTAGCCAACCTTTCAGCCATTGTAGCCGAGAAAGACAAAGACTCAATAGACCCAGGATCAAACCCAAAATCTTCTGGTCCTTGCATCCGAGGAGTTATACGAGTTCCATCTCCAGTAATCCCTTCATCCGAACGCATCTTAGCTAAAGAAGTTAGTTTTTCTACTAAACCTGAAGTTGCATCTGCGGTTTTAGGATCGTAAACACCTTCAGGAAGATCTCCTACTGCTTGGAAAGGAGCATATTTTCCAAATTCTTTTGTACCGTCATCTTTTCCTTTCATAAAATTAGAGCTAAAGAAGTTAGGTTTATCACCCGCCATAGAAGGAGGCATTAAAGTATCAAGAGATGGAGTATCACTTCTACCCAAAGTCCTAAGAGACGGAGCATCATCAAGGTTATATCTTGGAATGTTAGAAGTGAAACCCTCAGGAGCAGTTCCCCTTATAGACATAGGATCAGGAGTAGGAAGTCGATCTGAAGTCATACCTGCTCCTAATGCAGCCCTCGCACCTTCTTCTGCTCTTAAATCTTTTCTTATTTGGTTAATTTGTAAATCTTTTAGCTCGTCAGCTTTTTTTGCTGATTCCCTTGCTAATGCTTGCCCTTTCATGGTATTATAAAGATTTAATCCAGTGCTAATAGTATTCGCACCTTTCCCTATACCTTGAAGGAGCCTTGTAGTTTTTCCAAGCTCAACATCTTGTTGGACGGGTCTATGGTCTACGCCAAAAGACCTAATAAGGTTAGACATTGCTGCTCGACGACGGTTTTCTTTATTGGCTTTCTTAACATCTTTACCACCAAAATATCCCGCCCCTATATTAGCAACTGTTCCAACGCCTGAAGCTATTAATGCTAATTCGGCTCCTGTCATTTTATTTTTTCCTTTACTTCGGGTTACCCTGCTTGGCCTGATCCAAGTCTTCTTAAATACTCTAAGTCAAGATTGTTAAGATCAAGACCTCCAAATTTAGGCAAAGTGAATGATTGAGAAGCGTCTCTACCTGCTAACAACTGTCGCATTCTGTTTTTAAAATCTGTAGCCGAAACTGTATCTCCTAATTCTTTTACAATGTTTTTATATTTATCAGAATCTGGATCTAAAAGATCTATTGCAGATAACATTGAACCTACCCTACTTCTATCCCTTTCAAAGTCCATTGCTTCTTTTTGCATTGTATCTTGCGTTATTCCGTCAACATCAAATCTTCCAGTAGCTTCTGCCTCCGATAACCTTCTCGCTAAATCTTGAGTGTCTAAATCAGAGTCTAACGCTTCTTTTTGTATTGTATCATCACCTTTAAACTGTCCCGTCATCCCTGCTTCCACTGCTTGCCTGTTTAGATATCTATCTCTAAAATCTTGAGTAGATACGCCCCTCATCATTTCTTCTCTATCTCTTTGATCCATTGCTAACCTACCCGTTCGATCTGCTTCAGCTAATCTACGTTGCAATGTAGTCCTGTTGTCAAACTCCCCTAACAACTCTCCTTCTGCTAATTGTCTTTGGAGAGTATCTTCTCCATCAAATTGACCAGTGAGTCCCGCTTCAGCTAACTGTCGTTGGAAAGCTCTTTGTTCAGCGTCTTCCGTTAATTCCCCTTGAGCCGAAGCTCTTGCGTCTGCTGAATCTGCAAAAACAAATCTACCCGTTTGCTCTGCTTCAGCTAAACGACGTTGAAGATCTCTGCTTTCTAAGTCAGATTCTAACATTTGTTGTGATCTTGTTGTTTCCCCTAACCTTGAAGCGTACTTATCACCTTGATCTCCAAAAGCATATCTTCCCGTTTGCTCTGCTTCAGCTAATCTTCTTCTAAGATCAAACTCATCTCCCCGCAACGCTTGTTCCGCTTCTAATGCTTGTAGTGCCATTGAACGTTGAGGACGTTGAGATCCTTCACCTTCAAACATTCCCGTAACACCCGCTTGGGCTATTCGATCTTGTAAGTCTTGAGAATCTAAAGCAGAAAGAAGTTGACGCTCTGCTCGACCTTCTCCTCCCGACAACGCATCAAGTTCTGCTTGTTGACGTAATGCAGCTTGAGTCCGACGAGCAGGTGCAGATCCTTCTCCCTCAAGTTCTCCAGTAACTTCTGCTTCAGCTAACCTTCTTGCAAGACCTGAAGTCCTCAAGTCTTCTGCTAAAGCCCTCTCAGCCCTTCCTTCTGCTCCTCTTGAAGCAATACCCTGCAACGTGTCACGCCCTTCAAACTCTCCCGTCATTCCCGCTCTTGTAGCTTGTCGAGCTAACGATTGACCAAGAATATCTTGTTGCAGTGCTCTTTCTGCTCGTTGATCGGCAGAACCTGCCAACCCTAATTCTCTTGCTTGTCTTTCTGCTTGCATGTCAGTCTGACGACCAGAAATATCTCTTCCTAAAATACGATCTAATATTTCTTGTTGTGCTAATCGGTCTTGACGATTTTCTGAACCCAAAGCTCGACCCTCAGCACTTGTCGCTATGTCTCTCGACAACCCTGCTGTAGCTAAATCAGAATCCAACATTCTTTCTGCTCGACCTTCTGATCCCGTTAACGCTTGCAGTGCTCTTTCTTCTGCTCTTTCTGCTCGACCTTCTGATCCCGTTAACGCTTGCTCTGATCTTACGTCACCTCGTTGTGCAAGCTCTCTCGACAACCCAGAAGTAGCTAAATCATCTAATTGAGATTGACGACCATACGCCTCAGACCTTAAACTTCTTTGCATGTCTTGCTCTGCAATAGTTCGTGCGTCTTTTTGACTTGCTAAAGAAGCTAAGTCTTGCAACGATTGACGACGCATTCCTTCTTCTGCTAACCCTAAGTCATCTCGTCTACCTTGAAATCCTAACGCACCTTGAAGAGCCTGAGTTTGCATATCATAACCCGAAGCATCTATATCGTTTAACGTTCTTTCACGTTGCCCAATAAAATCTCCAAGAGCTTCAGAAGTATCACCGCCTCGTAAAACCCCCAAGCTACTTAATCGTTGCATCAACGCATCTTCTTCTTGTTCCGAACGACGCAAGAAGTCTTCTCTTTGTTGTCTTACTAAAGGATTATCTCCACCCTGTAATCTATCAAGCAAAACTTGTTCAGCAGATCCAATTAAACCAGAACCCCTTTCCCCTGTAGGGTCAGTATATCCAAACTCTCTCCCTAACGCTTCTCGGTTTATTGTTTGGTCAACAGCAGTTTTTAAAATAGACGTTCCATCTAAGTCAGTTCCAACTCCTTGCTCTGCTTCCTTAGCCCTCCTAACGTCAAGGACATTTTGCAGTTGTTGGTCTGCTGTCGTAGCTAAGTTAGCAGGTTGAGTTTGTGGAAGAGTTGCTCCTGTAACAGAAGGAAGAGTAAATTGATTAGCAGTATCATCTTGAGTAGTATCTACTTGAGTAGTATCTACTTGAGTAGTATCTCCACCCATAGCCCCTGTTGCCGACGCACCCAACGTAGGTGACTGATTAGCAGGTTGTCCTGGTTGCGTTTGTGCATATGTTTGTGGTTGAAATTGAGTAGCACCGCCTACCTGTTGCATACCTTGAAGAGTAGCTTGACCAAAATCTCCAACCGCTTGTTGCACCTGACCCGATGTGCCAATACCGACAGCCTCTTCAATAGGGTCTACAGGCCGAGTAAATGGTTGGCCAGGCCGAGTAAATGGTTTGCGAACAGTTTTTTTCGTTTTTTTATTTTGAGCCTCAAACATTGTAGGCTGTCTTTTTTGTTTTGCCCGTTCTTTGTATCTTGATTCAAACTGATCCATGTATGCCATTCTAAGTTCCCGCCTTTGGTTTTCTATGAAGTCCTAAGACTTTTGCTTGCAACAACGTCCTACGCACACGATACGGTTGATCTTTCTCATTGTTCGTAAATTTTAAACTTGAATGAGCATCGTAACCACTCAAGTCTATATCTTTTGAAACCATCCTAAGTGTCCCTACGGTATCCGTATTTAAAACAAAAGGAAAAGAACCTCCACCTCCAGTAGTAGATATCTTCCCTGAACTACCAGAGATTCCTTGAGAATCTTGATCTATCGTTAGTTCATAATCTCCTAACCCGTCGTAATACGTCCTTGCATAAAGCCAACGTAAATCAATCGACCCCCCAAATGCTGCAGGTGCTCCAGTTTCAAAATTACTGTTATAAGCAACAGACTCATGGTTATAAGTATTTACAGGTTGATGGTCTAATAATTTACCACCAAAAGTCCCCGCATGAGGTTTATCAGAAACTAATGCCGAACAATTTCTTTCAAACGTCGTAGTCGCTCCCGTTAAAGGACCATACCAAGCAAACCTAACTTCTCCCGTATTCTCATCTTGATATCTATTCTTCAACGACATAATCATAACGTGGTTCATGTTTGTAGCACTATAACTATTTGTCGAATCGTTATAAGGTAGCCAAAACCATACCTCGTTTTGATCCGCAAAGTAAACTGCGTGAGATTGATGAAGTCTACTTTTGTTTATTTTATCCCAATAAACGTCTAACGCATAAGAAACTTTTTCAATAACTTCTCCACCAGACCACATATATATTCCGTCGTCCATTGGAAATACTTGAGCATTCATTCCTGGAATAGTTACTATTGCTCGACCAGAAATACTTCCACCATGTTGTGGGTTGCGTGGGTCAGTAGATGTTTTTTGTTGTTGTTGATATGGTATCGTTGCGTTTCCTGTAGGAATCAAAACGCTTATAAAATCTTCCGTATGAACAACTAAAGAATTTTGAACAGTTTGTATTCCCGTAACTGGCGAACCGAAATTAAAAAAACTTGAAGCTCCCCAAGTTTCAGGATCACCTATATCAGAATACCAAACACGATCTTTGTTCGAGTTTGTCGAACCCATCCAAACTCTGTTGTCAAAAAATGCAGTATGTTCGGCTGTTGTGAAACGACTATCGACATCTAATGCACCACAATCGCTTGAACCTCCAACCCACTTGATTGGACCATTTACCCCGTTTGTTAATACCAACGTATTAAACGCTCTGCACCATTCAAATGTATTGTCGTTACCCGCTGTAATGGTAACACCCGACGAAGGCATAATCTCAGACCAACCCGAGTTGTAACGATACATTGTATCGCCCGCAACAATAAACACCTGCTCAGATCCCCCAGGAACCCGAAACTCTCCGCAAGCAGTTAACGTCGGAGTTCCGCTAATAGCAGATTGACTTCCATAGCTTGCAGTTCCCAACGCTCGTTCAATCGCTGCAGATTGTGTTAGTCGAGTATTCTCCATTCCGTGTAGGCCATTTACAGGGACATCTTCAGCAGGGACATCGTATCTTACCCCCATGTTCCACGGACCATATTGAACAGTTTGAGCTTGTATAGGCATTAGCCAACCTCAACAACTAACGACGTATCAGTTCTTACAGTAAAGTCTGTGTCGTCGTCCGAAGAAAGATATCTGCGATTACCTTGTTGCAATAAGTTTTGACGTTTCATTAAAACAATAGCACGTTCAAGTTCGTTCGCTTCTCGTTGTGCTCCTTGTTCGTCACCTTTTTCTTGTAGAAATAATTTAGTCGCCCCGTAGACTAACGCACTTTCTCCAGTTTGTGGTATGCCCAACTTCATAAACGAATCGCTATCATTAGCCTCTGCCCAAGTCGATATTGCTACTTGATAACGAACTCTAATAATTACATTGGTTGTATCTGGAGTATAGTAAAGTGCAACGACGGGATAGCCTGTAGTCTCGTCAACTCCACCGATCAACGCTTTATAAACGTTTCCCGTTAAAGACCTATCCTCGTCAAGTAAATCATATTTATCAGGACCAACAATAGAAATTGGTTGTTCGTTTGTCTCGTCCATAAAAGACCAAAACGCACCAACGTATCCATCTATTGGTGTATAAACGCGAGTATTCGCAGAAGATTTATAAGTAGCAGTAGCAGAGCTTGAACCTCCAGATATTGATTCGTCTGCGGTAAAGTCTCCGCTCTCGCTGTAAACATAAAGCAATAAGTTTGTAGCGTCATAAGAATCTACAACCGCAGTCTTACCTGAAGGAAAACCTGTAATTGTTTCTCCCACTGTAAACGTTCCACTTACACTTGCAACAGTAAACGTTTTAGTTGTGCGAAAAGTCGTAGTTTTATTTAGCCACCACCATTTCAGATAGCTTGCGATCTCAACCGCAGTAATATTTAGATATTGTCTTGCCCTGTTTTTAAAATCAGTATTTGCTTGGTCAAGACCAACTCTACTTAATGTTAAATCAATTCCTTCACTTAGTAACATTCATGTTATTACCTATCAGGTTATGTTAGACCACGAACCGTTTTCTCGTACTTGAACCTTGTTATCGGTTGTATTGTATATGATCCAACCATTTGTTGGAGTCAAAGCGTCACGTTGCGTTGTAGTCATCTGAGGAGCACTTAAAACTGTTCCCGCTTCTACTACGTCAAATTGTGCAATCGAACCAAACGACGTTGCACTTTTTTGATTGCCCCCAACAACAGGACTACGACTGTTCATTAGTGAACCGCTCCAACATCGTCACGCAAGGTTTGATCAGCAGCAATATCGAACCTAATATTGCCGTCCATTGAAGTACCGTTTTTGTGATGATCCAACCACGTTTTGTATTCTTCCGTCTTCTGAGGAGTCCCATCTTCATTTTTTACCGCTTTATCTTTTAAGTAAGTAGTACCACCGTTTTCCGAATAATACATTGGCAACCAACTTGGCGGTGACGGTTCAAATCCTGGAGGGTGCTCTACCTCAACTCCACCGTAAACTCGTAACGCTTCTTCTCCACGATAGTTTCTTTTGTAAGTTCCATCTGGGACACCCTTACCTGCTTCAACTCCTAAAACTTCTTTTGCATTAGGTGCTGTAGAAAGTAATTCAACAAGACGCTTTTTTGCATCAGGATCGTCCTTAGCTTCACTAAGGATCTGCTCAAGTAAAGAAGGTTTTGCTTCTGCTTCAACAGCTTCCCGAACATCTATTAAAGGTTCCAAGTCGCTTACCTCTTCAGCATTAGCTTCTTCAACAATTTTCAAAGCATCTGCGTCTGGGTCAATTTTTTTTGCTCCGATTGCTTGACCCATTGCGTCGAATCCGTTTTCATAATCAAGCTCTTGCTCTTGCTTCTTTTTTGTTTGGCGTTTTGCCATAACATTATCCTTCAGTTAATGATGCAGGTGAGGACACGAATGCCCCCACCCCATCAAGTTATTCCCCGTTAGTTACTATTGTCCGTAACGTATGGGTATGTGATACTGGCTAACACCGTACCACCCGAATCGTCTGCCACTGCGAACGCACCGTAGATCATATCACCCACCAAACCATCATCATCTACTTGCCCTGCCGTTGATTCATCAATACACAACACACCACCATCGGCTACATCGCCACTGTCAATTAAGACAGTTCCATGTATAGCATACCATCCATACTGACTCGCTACGTTTGCCGACATCGCCACACCGCATTTACCTTTA